AGAAGATAATGGAAAATTATTTGAAGATACCTGCAGGTGAATCTGGTGGTGTTTATGAGAACTCATGTGGCATTAGAGACTTTCCAATTCCAAATTTAAGACCACTAGAGGCAATTGAGTGGATTGCAAAAAGAGCCGTTGACATTAATCAAGCGCCAAATTTTATGTTCTTTCAAAACATTGTTGGTTATAACTTTGCATCACTATCAACATTATTAACACAAGAAGATTTATTGGATATTAAGTTTGAACCAAAAAATACAAAACAAGGTAATCCATTTAGTGAGATTAGTAGTGCAAGAGCATTTGAAGTTGTTTCACAGTCAGACAGTTTCAAAAAACAAAGAGATGGTGTAAACGCTGGTCAATTTTTAGGCTTTGATCCAATCACAAGACAGATTGCCAAAAAAGAAATTAGTTTTGGTGATGTTTATACATCAATGAAAAATGCCAATGAGAATCCAGATTTCTCAGAAATTTTCGATAGAGATGGTAAACCAAATACACAAGCATTTGACTCTAAAAAATCAGTAAGTATTTTTGGTGCAGCTCAAAAGTTGAGTGAATATATTAAAAAAATGGATCCAACAGCAATTTCAAAAGTTGATAATATCGAAGATTATTTGTTTCAAAGACAATCAATTCTTTCAAATTTAATGGCGAAAAGGTTAAAGATTGCAATGCCAGGAAACTTTCAATTGACTTCCGGATTCAATGTGAATGTAATGGCACCATCTCAAGGTATTAAAGAAGATGGTGATGACAATGATGATCCAAGTGTTAGTGGTAAATATTTAATTGTTGCAACCAGACACATTATTGGATTTGATAAACACGAAACTGTTATTGAAGTAGCATCTACTTCTACAAATAATGAATTCATACCTTCAAGTAATCCAGAACAAACAAACGCAATTTTAGCATACACATAATATGGAAGATACAAAAAACTTTGCTGGTAAAGATGGTTTTATCTGGTGGGTTGGAATAATAGAAGATAGAAATGATCCATTGAAGATGGGTCGTTTGAAAGTTCGAGCCGTTGGTTGGCATCCAGATGATAAGATGAATTTACCAACCAGTGATTTGCCTTGGGCAACTCCAATGATTCCAACAAATAACATTAATGTATATTCACCGAGAGAAGGTGATATGGCTGTTGGTTTCTTCTCTGATGGTGAAAATGCACAAGAACCAATTGTTATGGGAATACTTCCAGGCATAGCATTAAAATCTGCTGACAGACAAAAAGCATTTTCTGATCCTAGAAGTGATGCAGAATTAAAATCTTCTCCAAGAACACCAAAAAATAAAACATACAAAACCGATGGTTCTGGAATATCAATAGAAGAAAAAACACAATCAGAATCTTACCCTAAATTTCTTGATGAACCTTCAACATCAAGAATTGCAAGAAATGATTCAGATACCATTACAAAGACTTTCATACAAGAAAGAAAGACTAATAAAGTAACTTCTGTTCCTACTGTAAAATCAACATGGAATGAACCAGAAACTTCTTATGCTACAAAGTATCCGTACAACAATGTTATGGATACAGAATCAGGGCATCTATTAGAATTCGATGATACTCCAGGTGCCGAGAGAGTTCATATTGCTCATAGAAGTGGTAGTTTTACCGAATGGTTCCCTGATGGCAGTAGAGTAGAGAAAATCACTAAAGATAATTACTCTATTGTAATGAAAGATGATAATGTTTACATCATGGGTAAATGCAACATTACTGTTCAAGGTGATGCTGAAGTTTATGTTAAAGAAAATGCATATGTCAAAGTTGATAAGAATGTTGAGATGACAGTTGGTGGTTCTGTTGCCGCTTCTGTTGGTGGTGATGTTACCGCTTCTGTTGGTGGTGATGTTACTGCAACTGCATCTTCATTTACATTGAATGGTCCGACCAGAATTAACGGAACACTACATGCAACTGGTGGTATTTCTGGCGATTCTGGTAGTTCAATTACAGGTTCAATTTCTGCAACCGGTGATGTGACCGCAGGTTCTATTAGTCTGAAAAATCATACTCATACCGACACGCCTGGTCTTGGTGCTGGAACAACTTCTCCTCCAAATTGAGTATAAATAGAACATGGCTCAAGTAGATATACAATCATCCCGCAGTTTTAAAGACTTGGATTTGAATTTTACCATTCATCCAGTCCGTAAAGATATCAATACTCACAAGAATGAGTATGCTATCATCAATTCGGTTAAGAATTTAATTCTTACCAATCACTACGAAAGGCCATTTAGGCCACAAATTGGCAGTAGTATTCGCAGACTTTTGTTTGAGAATATCGACACAATCATAGCAGCACAATTAGAAAGAGCAGTTGTAGAGACAATTGAAAACTTTGAGCCAAGAGCCCAAGTAAATCAAATTAATGCAATTGCCGATCCAGACAATAATGGGTATAAACTAAGACTTGAATTCTTTGTTATTAATAGTGTAGACCCAATCACAATTAATTTTTTCCTAGAACGGATTAGATAATATGGCAGACCGTTTACGAGTTACCGAACTTGATTTTGATACAATCAAGAATAATTTAAAAGCATTTTTAAACCAACAATCTGAATTTACAGACTATGACTTTGAAGGTTCTGGTCTGAATATTCTATTGGATATTCTTGCTTACAATACCCATTACAATGCCTACTATCTAAACATGGTTGCTAATGAATCATTTTTAGATACTGCTATATTAAGAGATTCTGTCATCTCTCATGCTAAGACTTTAGGTTATACACCACATTCAACAAGAGCATCCGTTGCAACAATTAATTTTACGGCAAACTCAGCAACATCAACAAGTGGAACACTAACACTACCAGCTGGATTTGGTTTCTTATCAAATCAAATTGATAGTAAACCATATAACTTTGTTGTATTAGAAGATACAACTGTAACTAAAGCAAATTCAACTTATTATTTTGAAAATTTAGAAATCTATGAAGGTCAATTAACCACTTATAGATTCACTCACAACTCTGCATCAAATCCAAAACAAGTATTTACTTTGCCTGATGCAAACATTGATACAACAACTATTAAAGTTCAAGTTGCACCATCTTCTGGAAATACACAACTTACAGTTTACAATTTAGTTTCTGATATCTTAGATGTTGGTGTCAGTTCAGAAGTTTATTATCTACAAGAAAACAAGTCTGGTAAATATCAAATCTACTTTGGTAATAATGCAGTTGGTAAATCATTACCTGATGGTGCGATAGTGAATGTTACTTATTTAAGAACAAATGGAACGGCTGCAAACAAAGCAAATAATTATGTTGCAACTTCTGGTATTTCAGATTCTTTAGCAGAATCGATTACAAGTTTTGTTATTGATCCGGTGTCTCCGGCTGCAGGCGGTGCAGTAAGAGAATCTGTTGATGATATCAAGTTTGGCGCAGCTGCACAGTTTACTACACAAAACAGATTGGTAACTGTTAAAGACTATGAATCATATCTAAAGAAAAATTATCCTAGTATTGATTCTTTATCTGTTTGGGGTGGTGAAGAAGAAACTCCACCAACATATGGTAAAGTTTATATTTCATTGAAACCAAAAGAAAATTATTTTATCTCTGAAACAGAAAAACAAAGAATCATTGATGAAATTATTTCACCAAAAGCAATTGTTGCCGTTAGTGCAGAGATTAGAAATCCTGAGTATCTGTATTTGCTTGTTGAAAACTATGTTGAATATGATAAAAAGAAAACATCATTAACACCAGAAGCAATAAAAACTTCAATTAGAAATGCTGTGTTGGTTTATAGAAATACCAATTTAAATAAATTTGATTCAACATTTGTATTATCTAAATTACAAGATAGTATTGATGGTGTTGATTTAAATGCAATTACTGGTTCTGAAACAGTATTAAGATTGCAAAAAAGATTTGAACCTACTTTAGGTGCATCAACTACATACACAATTAATTTCAATGCTTTGTTGCATCGTGGAACAACAACAAATAAATTAACTTCTTCGGAATTTAGAATTTTTGATGCTGAAGGTGTAATAAGAACAGTTTTATTCGAAGAAGTACCAGAATCATTTACAGGCATTTCTGAAATTCAAGTTACAAATGCTGGAAATGGATACACAACAGCACCAACAGTAACAATTACTGGAGACGGAACTGGTGCAGTTGCAAATGCTATAATTGTAAATGGAAGAATACAGGGCATCGAAGTAACAAATCGAGGCATTAATTACACCAGAGCAATCGTTACGATTAGTGGTGGTGATGGTTATGGCGGCTCTGCAATTGCTGTATTAGATGGCAGATTTGGTTACCTAAGAACAATTTATTATGATGACAATGCAGAAAAACAAACTATAAATGAACAAATTGGAACAATCAATTACATTACTGGTACAGTCACGATAAATGATATTAGAATATTGTCTGTCGTTACAACCGATGGATTAATCAGATTGACAATTGAATCTGAAAAAGGTATTATTAAATCATCAAAAAATACAATCATCACACTTGATGATGCTGATATTTCATCCATAACAACTGAACTCTCTGCAATTTAATGTCTGATAATAAAGTCTCTCTACTGATTAATCGTCAGGTTCCTGAATTCATTCGGGAAGAGTATCCTCTTTTCATTACTTTCTTAGAAGCATACTATGAGTACCTTGAAACAAAACAAGGCACTCAAATAAATGATTTAACTACGAAAGCAAAAGATTTAAAAAATCTATCGGATGTTGATTCATCGATTGAAGAATTTGAACAACAATTCTACAATTCATATGCTACATTTTTACCAAAAGATGTTGCAGTAGATAAAGCACTTCTAATCAAAAATGTTTTACCTTTATATCTCTCTAAAGGTTCAGAGAAGTCTTTTAAATTATTATTCAGATTATTGTTCTCGGAAGAATTAGAAGTCATTTATCCTAAAAATAATATTCTTAGGGCATCTGATGGTAAATGGACAGTTGATAGTATTCTTAGAATTGATACCGATGTAAGAAGTGTTTATACTGCAACCGGCAATACAAGTTTTTCTTTAGCACAACAAGTCAATGATGATGAAGTAGAAGTTTATGTTAACGGCACTTTAAAAACATTTAGTACCGATTATTACATTCGCAAAGAATCTAAGAAATTAATTTTTAAAATTGCGCCTTCTGCTAACTCAGAAGTTAAGGTAGTATACACAAATTTTGATATTGCTCTACTTACAAATAGGCAAATTACTGGTGCAACTTCTGGTGCAACTTCGATTGTTGAAAAAGCGGTAAAGAGGATTATCACAGACCAATTGAATCTTGGATTCCCGTATGAATTGTTTATCAATGACAAAACATTAGTTGGTACTTTTTCAAATGGTGAAGAAATACAATCAACAATATTTGATGATGATAATAATTTAATTAATTTAACTGCCGACAGTTTCTCAATCGTTAACAGAATAAATGTTATTAATGGTGGTGCAAGTTATAATGTTGGTGATGTTGTAGTTGTTACTGGTGGTGGCGCTGCGGTTGATGCTGTTGCTCAAGTCGATGACATTGTTGAAGGTTATATTGATGGTATTGTTGTAAACTATGGTGGCGCAGGATTTGAACTGAATGGTGATATTGCAGTTTCTGGAATTAGTCCGTTTTCTTTAGACCTTGCTGTCGATGGTGTTGACACAACTGGTGTTGTCAATTCATCTCAAAATACTTTTACAATTTCAAACGATGCCATTTCAACATATGCAAACACACTAATTTCTGCATCTGATTATGGATTTCCTGCAACAGTAATTCCAACAGGTGAAAATGTCTCAACAGTTATTGCTGATGCATTGAGTTATCTCACTTTGACAAATTTAGGTCCAATATCAAATGTTATTGTTCTATTTTCAAATACATCTACTGCAATTTCTCCAACATTAGATGCCAATTCACCAACATTTACTGCAAATAGTGTTGCATTTGGAATTAAAGATTTTGCTTCAGTTGGTAGAATTAAAATCAATAATGGTGGTTTAAATTACCTAGTTGGCGATGAAATTGTTGTCGGTTCTAATCCATCCGGAACATTTGGGCGTGGTGCAGCTGCAGCAGTTAAAGCAGTTAATGCAAATGGCACAATTACACAAATTGAAATTCAACCATCAAGAGTTTCTGGTACTGCAAATGTGATAAACAATAGTCCATTTATTGTTGGTACAGGAACACAATTTGGTACAGAGATTAGAGTTGGTGATAGAATCATAATCAACAATGAATCGAGATATATTAATGCAATTTCAAACAGCACATATGCAAATGTGAATGTCAATTGGACTTCAGCTGCAACTGCTAAAAAAGTTGGTAAATATGGCGACTATCTAATTGGTGGTCAAGGATACACTCAAGGTAATTTTCCAGCATTAACTGTTGCATCATCAAATGCTGGCGCAACTGGTGCAAATGTTCAAATCTCCGCATTGATGGGTGATGGTGAATCACTTACACCATTCATTGGAAATACACAACCTGGTCAAATCATCTCAATTAAAGTTGTGAGTGGTGGTTCTGGTTACCAATATATTCCACAAGTAGACTTAACAGGTTCTGGAGATGGAACTGCGACTGCATCCGCTGTAATTGAAAATGTGTATATTTCATTGCCTGGAAGATGGACAACTTCAGATTCTATTTTGTCGACCTCAGAGAGAAAATTACAAGGAAGAAATTACTATGTTGATTACGCATATGTAACCGCTTCAACAACAGAGTTTACAAAATACAAAAAGATATTGAAACAACTATTGCATCCAGCTGGATTTGTAAACTATGCCGATTTGAATAAAGATACATCATTTACTGCAAACACAATTACCATTTCTACAACTTCTTCAAATACAATTGCAGGAACAGTAAATGTTGGAAACAACTCAATCTATGTTATTGGTTCAAATACTAAATTTAATGTTTCAAACTCAAGAGGCATTTTGACAATCGGTTCAAACATTTCTGTAAACAATGTAATTAGAACTGTTTCTAGTATTATAAGTAATACAAACCTTGCGGTCTCTTCAGCATTTACAACAACTGCAAATGCACAAACTGCTATTATACTGACATAAATAAAGACTATGCCATCTATCACAAAGAAAAAATTAGGTTACAACAACGCAAAGCTTTGGCGCAATGCGGTGTATAATTCGGGAAACACAGATCCCGTTCTTTATATTTTTGTTGGCAACCATGTGCCTTATGCAAACGAGGCTTCGCCAGATTCTATCACCGATACTATCTCAACGGAGAAACAAGTTTGGGATAACATCTATGCTGCCAAAAAGGTAACTGCAAATGATGTTGAACTTGTTGTACCAAAAATTACTTGGACTGCAAATTCAAAATACAGAAATTATGATGATACTATTGATGCAGACACTTTATTGTCATCAAATTCTGCACAGAGTTTAAAACCAATGTATGTTATTACGACTGCCAGAAATGTCTATAAGTGCATGTCTAATAATTCATCTGCAAATTCAACAGTAGAACCTTCTGGTGACTATACGACTTCAAACGGCAATATTGCTACTGCTGATGGGTATTTGTGGAAATACATGTATAATGTTAAACCATCAAACAAATTTTTAACTGTTGATTGGATGCCAGCTCCAACTTCAACGAATCAACTAGATTACAATGTCAATAATACGGGTGTTGTTGATGGTGAGTTGAACCGAATTATTGTTACTGCAAATGGAACAAATTACAGAGAAGCATCAAACATCGTAGTTGGTGCATATACTTCTGGTCAAACAACATTGCAATTTGCAAATACTGCCAGAGTTCTGAGTGTGTTTCAGATTCCAACAATCGCAAATCTTGTCAATATGTCTGTTTCTGGAACAGGTATTCCAACAGGTTCTTATATTACCGCAACTGCAACTGCAACGGGAATAATTACACTCTCAACAACTACAACTGCTGCTGGTGGGGCTGCTACAGGAAATGTAACAATCTCAACTAGAGTTTACATTGATGGTGATGGCACTGGTGTTGCAGCTTCTGCGACATTATCAAACACAATATCTGGCGTTTCTTCTGCAAACGCAAATGTGTCAAAAGTAACAGTTACAACAATTGGAACTGGTTATTCTAGAGCAAACGCATTTATCTATGGGTCTGGAACTGGTGCAACGGCAAGAGTTATCGTTTCACCAAAATTTGGGCATGCTTATAACCCTGCAAAAGAATTAAATGCGTCAAATATAATGGCCGCAGTCAGGATTGGTGAGATAGATACTACTGAGGGTGGATTAATTTCCGCAAATACATCGTTCAGACAGTATGGACTCTTGGCCAATCCGCATAAATATGGCAATACTTCTAGTGTAACGCAAACAACCGCTAATTCTGTAATCTCACAGACTACAAACTTGGGATTGGTTGCTGGTGCAAGTTATACATTAGATGAATATGTGTATCAGGGAAACTCTTCTACTGATGCAAATTTTTACGGTTATCTTAATTCACAAACTTCGAATGAAGTTAAGTTGTCTAAGGTTAGAGGAACGGCTATAATCGGTTTACCACTAGTTGGTGTAACTTCTGGTGCTTCTAGAATTATTATTTCTAAAAATACACCCGAATTTCAACCTTATACTGGTGACATTTTATATGTTGAAAATATTACAAAGACACAAAGAGAAGATGGACAAGCAGAAAATATCAAACTTGTGGTTAGATTCTAGAGGAAATAAATGAGTATCAATACCAATTTTAATGTGAATCC